CAGGTCCTGTTGAACAGGTGAACCATGGTCCATACTTCAAATAGGTCGATCATTACAGTCAATTCTTATTAATAAGAGATGATTAGTAATATCAACCTAATTGAGGGTCAGAAAAGGCCCTATCAGGAGGATCAAATACCCTCGGCCTTTCGTTTAGGATTTTGATGATTAGTTTAGATGCATTTCATGCATCGACAACTAAAACATCTCTATTCCTAGAATAAAAGGCCTCGTCCTCAAGGGGGATATCTACCTTCATGAAGAAACTTCTTCATGTTTCAGGTCTGATATTGCCAAAGAAAATTGGAACGCTCTTTTGGAGCTTTAACCAAGTTTCTTCGGCTCTACCATAGATCTGAAGGAAGGGGACTGATTCGATTAAATCGAAACAGTCCATCCCACCGTCGCGTGTAGATGTAATTGCCATCACCATTTGCTCCGCAAGGAGTCCAAGTGGTTTTGGATTACTACTATCTACAATCCTCGATTTTGATATCTCGAAAGAACGGTTCAATACTTCGTTTGAGACGAACTGAGCTAACTGCTCGAACGCCTTAAACGGTAATGAAGCGCTCCTTGGAGACAGAGAAGCTACGTAAGTCTGTAATGACTTGCCTAGGTTTCCATTTCCTCGGAGATACAAGATCAAGGACAAGGCTAAATCATACTTAGGTCAAGATACGCGAAGCTTTGCTTCGTGTCATCTTTTAACCTGAGACAGATAAGCCTTCAGAGACGACTTGAGGTCAACATCTCAACCTTTACCGCTGAACTCACTCAGAATGATACTCAGAGATATAATCTCTGATTTTCATTGTGAAACGAGACCAGAAATAGGGAAAGGTGATACGTTGAATCCATTGATACGAATTTGCTTAGCAAATTCGAACCCTACTAAACTAGTATGGGTTTTCAAAGGATTATAAGGTATCCCATACCTTTGAAGCTGTTCTTTGTAATGCATAGATATTTTGCTGTCAGCTATGACTATGTCATCGCCTAACATCATATATCTTGCATTTCTCCATTTCCGATGACTTAGTTGGCATGATTTTCATACCAAAAAGTGATGGGAAAGGGCAAAGATAGCAAAAGAAGAGTAGGCTCCCATAGGATTACCACATGCGTAAGTTAACTCTTTATCTTCATAAATAAAGGGTTCACCTACCATAAGGTATTCCCAACTGGAAGCATATTCTTCCCCTGCTAAAACAGTTAAGATTTCCTTCTGTAATAAGATAGGGAATCTATCAGTCGCTGTGGTGAGATCTATAGAATCATAAAAGTCATTTTGTGAATCTAGATGATCAAACCACTTAGTCTGATCAAAGGTACAGTCCTGAGAAATCCGAGATAATAACTATATAGATAATCGTGAAGTGGCATTAAAGCCGCTTGCGATCAATAATCTAATATAGCTACCTCCTGAGTCTTGCACTCTTTATCTGGGATAGCCACAAGTTTCCTTGTCATGCCACTTCTCTTTGAGAGAGAAGTGTATGATCAAAAGAACTGAGGTATCTTAGATGAAAGTCCAAGGTTCCGGCTGATCAAATCGTCTAAGCGATCACCTCCTACTACTTTTATAGCAGTACGTTGGTTGTCACTTAGACAATAGGCATCGTAGAATGAGGTCCATAAGGCATGGCCATTTGGACCATTCTTTGATGTCATATGAAACTCCCTAAACTCAAGTCTAGAGGGTTTCTTATAAAATGATCGGGGATTTAGACCGATATCCTTCAGAAAGTAGTGTATATCTTTCCTAATGTCATGGGGGAGTCTGTCAACGACAGGCCTTTCCGTGATACTTTGGAAAGATGGTGTAGGTTCCGTTTTAAGGAACCTCGTTATGTTTAGAACAGAAAGGGTTAGCCTCAAATGAGGGTAACTACCAATCTCTTCAATATAACGCACGTACTTTCGGATGAATCGGCTCTCAGGTAATTCCTGAGGGGACAAAGTTCCTTCTTTATATGAAAATATAGAGTTAAGGAACTGTGTCCTCAGGTCTTTAGCGTAATTAACACCAGAGGTTAAACCTCTAGTGTGAACAACGTTAAAGATCTTTTCTGCTACCCGGAATATGAACGCTTGGTCATTAGCCGGCACATTTGTGACGGTTGAAAGCCAGGAAAATATAGCCTTAGCTTTCATTAGGAGAATATTAATTTTTCTAATGCGAGTTTTGCTATTTTTCATATTTGGGTTTCATGGTGGTTTTGGTTAGGGACCTTACCAAAGGTCCTTATT